TCAGTGCAGCGGTTACATTAATTGTATGTGTGATCAGCAATAATGCACAGCAGGAAAAGACACGAACTCTTATGGAGTACAAGCTGGAAGAACTGACTAAAAGAGTAAATGAACACAATAACCTTATCAAAAGAACTTATGCTCTGGAAGAAAAAATGAGTGTGCATGAGGAACAGATTAAGGTTGCGAATCATAGAATAGAAGACCTAGAAAGAAAAGGAGAATGATTATGGAACAGATTATCAACTATGTAAAACCGGAACTCATCGTAGTAGCAATTGCCCTGTATTTCGTGGGAATGGCATTAAAACAGGCACAGGCAGTAAAGGATAAGTACATCCCTCTCATCCTTGGTGGAATCAGCATTGCAATTTGTGCGATCTATGTGTTTGCCACCTGCACCTGCGGTACCGGACAGGATATTGCAATGGCAATCTTTACAGCAATCACACAGGGAATCCTGATTGCTGGTCTTTCTACATATGTGAACCAGATTGTAAAACAGGCAAATAAAGACGAATGATTCAGGGGATGAGGAATCATCCCCTTTGGAGGAAATGCTTATGGATAAGCAAAATATAACTGTGTTGAGAAAAATACTGTACGCAGTGGAATCCGGAGATCAGGTATATGGTAAGCAGGATTATTCCTGCTTTGCCGGGGTCGGAGCGAACTGTAGCAATGAAAAAGCTATTACGATCGGTGCGGGGCAGTGGTACGCAGGAGAAGCAAAAGAACTGTTATACCGGATTCAGAGAGCAAACCCGAAGCTATTCAAAGACATGGATAATGCAGGTATGGAAAAAGACCTGCTGATGAAGAGCTGGGATACATACGCCGTAACAGCGGAATCTGCGAAAGGACAGTGCATTGTAAGTATCATCAGCACTGACCTCGGGAAGAAATGCCAGGACGAGTATATGGAAGACCAGATACGAACATACACCCCGACTATCGAAAAAGCCTACGGAACCATGCCAGACACCGCAATGATGGAATGCATCAATATTCTACATCAGGGTGGTTTTGATGCACTGAAGAGGATCTTGTCTAAAACTCCGGAACCATATACCGCAGATAAGATTTACACAACACTGCGTCAGGATCCTGCAGACCCGACACCGAACCAGGTTGGTGACTATGAAGGCAGACAGAAAGCGGTAATCAGCATGATTCGGAAGTATGCTGTGACTGCGGAAAGAAAGGAAGATACGACAATGACAAAAACAGAAAAAGCAATCAAACAGATGGAATCATGGGCGGCAGACAATTCTCATGGATATGATCAGATATACAGATGGGGAGAAAAAGGAGATTACGACTGTAGTTCAGCAGTGATCAGCGCATGGCAGGCAGCAGGCGCCCCAGTCAAGACAAAAGGAGCAACTTACACAGGCAACATGAAAGCGGTATTCCTTTCCTGCGGCTTCGCTGACGTGACCAGTAAGGTTAACCGATCGACTGGCTCAGGACTCCAGAGGGGAGATGTGCTGCTGAATGAGACGCATCATGTTGCAATGTACTGCGGAAATGGAAAAGAAGTAGAAGCATCTATAAACGAAAAAGGTACTGCGATAGGCGGACAGCCGGGAGATCAAACCGGAAAGGAATTCCTGGTAAGAAGTTATCGAAACTATCCGTGGGATTGCGTTCTGCGGTACCAGGAAAGCAACTCTGAAAGTACAACAACAACCACCGAAAAAGTGGCATATGCAGCCAGAATAAGCAAAGACACCCAAACGTTCGTGGACGCCGGCAAGACAAAATCAACCCTGTGGCCGAAGATAAAAAAGAACACCTTGGTGGATGTGATCAAAGGAGCAACTATCAAAGACTCTGCCGGAAAGAAATTCTACCTTGTTCGACTCGGACACCCGTCTGAGGGATTCGTACGAGAATACGTGCTGGCAGGAAGTTTTAAGAAGATAAAATAATCTTCTAACTGAGTTTATTCTGAAAACTACCAAGTCAAGAATTGATATGAATATAATGAAAAAGGTCAACGAAGCTTAAATTCGCTGACCTTATTTTTGAAATATTGTATCATCTTCATATAATTTTCGTGTTGCATTTTGTGTTGCATAGGTATATAATACGTTAAGTCGAAGCTGATTTTATTACACATGCAAATAATAAAATATGCAGTAAAAACAAGGGCTTCGAGAAAATGTAGTAAAATAGCGGTTTACGGGAAATGCACCAATACGGGTTCAAATCCTGTTGCCCCGACTGATGATAATAATATAAAGTAATGCTATAAAGTAATGCAGAAGTTTTTCTTGACGAGTGCTTCGGCTTTATGTTAATATCATCTTCAGAGGTTTTATTAAAAATATAAGAGAAATGCACGGATGAGGAATAGTACACATGGACCAGAGCACAGAGAACTGCTGGGAGCTGAGAAGCAGTGGAAGGAAATTGTGGAACTCGCCTTTGAGCAGCTGCCTGAAACCTTCTGAGAGTAGGTGCAGACGGTGTCCACCGTTATATGGAGAGGATATAAGAACGATGACTCGTTCCGTATCCCATGAGTGTATGACGTAGTTCATAAAATAAGAGTGGTACCGCGTAAGATAATAGTATCTTTCGTCTCTTGCAGATAAGTCTGTGGGGATGAGAGATTTTTTTTATGTCAATTTTAGCTGGATCAGATAAATCGTCCGTTTCAGTCCGCTTCAATAAAAACAGGCAGAGGATTTATATTCAATGATCAAAACGGTAAGATTTCAGCCCACAGGAAAAACATAATATTTACATAATGGAGGAAGAGAAAAATGATGAATCCAAGCAAGTATCAGAGACAGTATTTCATGCCGCCTGTTAAATGCATGAAATGGGCAGAAAAAGAATATGTAGACAAAGCACCAATCTGGTGTTCTGTAGACCTTCGTGATGGAAACCAGGCACTTGTAATCCCAATGAGCCTGGAGCAGAAAATTGAATTTTTCAAACTTCTTGTTAAAATTGGTTTCAAAGAAATCGAAGTAGGTTTCCCTGCTGCTTCTGAGACAGAATATGAATTTCTGCGTATTTTAATTGAACAGAATCTGATTCCGCAGGATGTAACTATCCAGGTTCTTACTCAGGCAAGAGAGCATATTATCCGTAAGACTTTTGAAGCTGTTAAGGGTGCTCCCAAAGCAATCGTACATGTATATAATTCCACATCTGTTGCACAGAGAGAGCAGGTATTTAAGAAATCTAAAGAAGAAATCTTAAAGATTGCAGTAGATGGAGCTGCATTATTAAAGAAGCTTGCTGATGAAACAGAAGGAAATTTCCAGTTTGAATACAGCCCTGAGAGTTTTACAGGTACAGAGCCAGAATATGCACTGGAAGTTTGTAATGCAGTTCTTGATGTATGGCAGCCGACAGCTGACAACAAATGTATCATCAACCTGCCTGTAACTGTACAGCACTCCATGCCACATGTATACGCAAGTCAGGTAGAGTATATGTGTGAGAACCTGAAATACCGTGAAAATGTAATCGTATCTCTTCATCCGCATAACGACAGAGGGTGTGGTGTTGCAGATTCTGAGATGGGCTTACTTGCAGGTGCGGACAGAATAGAGGGTACTTTATTCGGAAATGGTGAACGTACCGGTAATGTGGATATCGTCACACTTGGCATGAATATGTATTCCCAGGGAGTAGATCCGAAACTTGACTTCTCCGATATGCCACATATCTGTGAGGTATACGAAGAATGCACAGGAATGAAAGTCAGTGAAAGAAGTCCATACAGTGGTGCCCTTGTATTTGCTGCATTCTCCGGTTCTCATCAGGATGCGATTGCCAAAGGTATGCACTGGAGAGATAACAAAGATCCGGATCACTGGAATGTACCGTATCTTCCAATTGATCCGAAAGATGTTGGCAGAAACTATGACGCAGATGTAATCCGTATTAACAGTCAATCCGGTAAGGGCGGTGTCGGATATATCCTTGAGACAAAATTCGGCCTGAATCTTCCACCGAAAATGCGTGAAGCAATGGGATATGCAACAAAAGCAGTATCTGATCATAAACATAAAGAGCTTCATCCGGATGAGATCTTCAGCCTGTTTAAACAGACATTTGAAAATATTGTGGAACCATACAGTATCAATGAAGTCCATTTCCAGCAGAAAGACGGCGGTATTGTGACACAGGTTACTTCCAGTTTCCAGGGAAAGACGATTACAACAGAGGCTACAGGTAACGGACGTCTTGATGCAGTCAACAACGCATTAAAGAAAGCATATGAGCTGAAATATACACTGGAGACTTATCAGGAGCATGCTCTGGAACGCAGCTCAAGTTCCAAAGCTATCGCTTATGTAGGTATTAAAAAACCAGACGGAACTCTTGCGTGGGGAGCAGGAGTAGATGCGGATATCATCAAAGCCTCTATCGATGCT